ATATTATCGATAATATAATTTGCTAGCTGGAAGTTTTGTACAGTCACACCATTTACTGATGTTGTACCACCAAGAGGTCTTCCCTGCATAACTAGCGATATATCGCTATCTTCAGTTGAAGCGAACAAATCGTAAGCAGCAGCTACAGAAGAAAATGCGCTATTATTTGCTTCGTCAAAACCGTCGTTACCTAAAATTAGGTTGATGTTAGCTGGTGCTGATGAAGTTGAAGAAACAACATAAGCTGCAGTATTAGAAACTGCAGTAGAACGATCATTACCCCACCAAAGATATGCTGAGTTCTGATTGATGATGTTCTTGTAATAGTTATCAGAACCATCTAGATTTTTAGCGTCAGTAGCTCTTGATAAGCTTTGAAATACTTCAAGAATTGTACCAGGAGTGCCAGTGAATCCACCGTCTTCGTCAACTACAACAACATGAAGTTCGTCGTTAGCAGAAGGATTGCCGTTGTCGGAAACATATGCAGACTGACCTGGAGCAGAATCAACTAAGTTGAAAAATTCCCAATAACGCTGTACATTAGTATCTAAAGAAGAATTTGCAACGAAAGAAGTATGAAGTCTGTATGGATCTTCAAAATTTACATCAAAGGTTGAAGCACTAGCGTTTGTAGTTACGTTTCCTACTGCAGTAACCTTCATATACTGAATACCAATAGAAGAGTTACCAACCTTAATATTGTCGTTAACACTTATTGAGTTTTTAGCTAAAGCAGCGGCAGAGGTAGCGTTTGCTACAGTGCCACCAGTTCCTGGAGTGTAAACGAATGTACCAGTGTTGCTACTAATAGAAATAGTAAATACACCTGAAGTATTACCATTATTAGCAACAACACCCATACTAAGATTCGAAGTAAAACTATTTGAATTATCACAAATGCCAACTCTTAAAGAACTTCCTAGTTCTCCTGGATACTTTGCGATATAAAGAACATCATTGTCGAAAGTTTCTTCTTTATTCAAATAATCTTCGTCGTTAAGAACGATTTGATTAACAATGTTTGAAGTAACAGCACCAGTTTGCATAGCAAGAGCTGAATAAGAGGTTCCTGGATTACCAAAATGTAAAGTAACTTGTGTATTACTTGAAGAGTTTGAATTTAAAGCAATAGAAGTTGTGTTAGAACCTACATCGTAGGCAACAGCATTAACAGATACAGAACGACCGTAATTAATGACACTAGTGTTTTGTGAATAGATAACATACATATTAGCAGAAACTAGAGATCTTTGATCGCCTGGAACTCTGAATACGTTGTTTGTTGTGATAGTGTTAGCAACAGTGTTTACTGAAAGTGATGGTGTAGCACCGCTTGTGTTAGCTCCACGAGAAACGAACAAACGATTAGAATAAGACAAGAAGTTAGCAGCTGTAAACCAAGTTTCAGCATTGAAATTAGTTGGCTTTGCAAAACGATTTACAAGAGCATTTTCTGAATCAATTAAAATTCTTTGACCGATTGGACCCCAACGGAAAATACCACCAATAGCGCCATCAGAAGTAGCTACTGCAGGCACGACTGTTGTAAGATCAATCTCACTTACGTTTACGCCTGGACTTAGTTGAAATGCCATTTTTTCTCTCCTTTATACGAGAATATGATTTATTTTACACATATTTATTAAATAACAGTTTTTAGAAATTCCTATTGTAATCGGAACTCCACATCCAAGCGTCTGGCGCAAAACGTTCAATTTCTTCACTGTATTCATCACGACCGTCAAAGACAAATCCAAACGGAGATAAATCTTGTTCCATGTCTTCTTCAGTTTTTTCTCTTAGCGACATAAGAGTGTTTATATTAGTATAATCTTTAAAGTATTGCTGCTCAGAAAGCCAAGCAAATAACACCAAACACATAACCAAGTCGTCGTGTTTTCCAGACTCAGCTTCGTAAGAATTACTTTTTTTCGAAAATGTAGAAAGTTCATTTATAGTATGAAAATCATTTATTAATAATTGATTTCCTTCAATCAACAATTTTAAAATAGAACAACCAACAGATTTAACGACTTTGGTAGTTCTAATTCCTTTATCTTTTTTGCCTTTAGATATAGAATTGCCATTGCCACCAAATCCTAAAGTGATACGTTTACCGCTACGACCAGCATTTTCTGTAAACAAAATGTTTTCATAAGAAAAATCGTAGTGTAAAGTGTGGGCTGTTTGTTCGCCGATATCGTTTACTTCGACCAAAACATAAGAGTTATTATAAGCTTTAGCAATTCTGTGAATAACGTCAGCATAATCTGCTGGAGTAACAGCATTGTTTCTATAAACAGCAACCTGTGTATAGGGCATTTTAGATACATCTATAACCTGGAAAGCTGAATAATCTAATCCTTTACCACGGCTAACGTCACACACCATCATATATATGCGATTTTCTTCTGGTGCTTTGTATTGAACCAACCCTTCACGTTCAACGATAGGAGACTGGTGAACAAGCTCTTTTAATTTCCAACCAGCAATAAGCGTTCCAGAGCTACCAAGGAATTCACAGTTATACTCCTGATCGAACTTCTCTAAGTCAAAGTTCATAGCAGCTAGAGTATCTTCTCTCCACTTTTCGTCGCGACCTGGAACATCTTGCCAACGAACGAACATATGGTTGTAACCGTTTCTATTTTCTCTGGCGTTTACCCAGATACTATAGAAGTGATTCAAACCATTTGGAGTGGAAACGAGAATAATTTTAGATTCTTTACCTGACGAAATAGTAGGATAAACTGAGGTGAAGAACTCATCCCATGTATCAATGAAGGCTGCTTCGTCGATAAACAGAAGGTTGATAGAGTAACCACGGATCGCGTCAGAGCTAGTAGCAGAGGCTAGAACTCTTGAATTATTTTCGAGCTCAAAAGAACCTTTGTTCCATTCTTTAACACCCTGTTGCAGCCACTTGGGTAGATGCTGATATGCTAACTGGATACGACCTAGAATTTCTCTAGCCGTATCGCCCTTGTTGGCCAAAAGAGCGACAGTTTTTTCAGCGTGAAATATGATATACCAAAGAATAAATGCGCAGGTTGTAGTCGACTTACCAGCCTGACGAGCAGTAGTTACAATATTAAATCTACCGTTTGAGAAATTATATAACATTTGTTTTTGATAAGGGTAAAGCTTGAAATTAACAAGACCATTATCAACGTTAATAATTTTCATATATGTTTCAGTAAAATATACTACGTCTTGAGAACAACGAATATATTCTTGAACTAGATCTGGTGTCCAATCTATAGCCTGATTAGATCTTTTTAGATTCGCATTACCTTTATAACCACGTAGATCTATGTTATCCATTATCAGTCTTTAATTGTTTTATCATCTTTTGAAGCTCAGCAGTAGAGCCAACAAACAAATTGTTATTGATAGTTTTAGCCTTTTCGTTTATTGGGCTGTCTGCAGCATCTAATTCACGAATATCTTTTTGAAGTCCCATAAGATCTTTATTAGCTTGAAGCATAGTTTCCATCATCTTAGCAAGAACTTCGAAAGCTCTTGGATGCTGAGATTGAGTCGCTATTTGAGTAAGTTTGTGCATAGCATCTTGACCTTCTTCTATCATGGTCAAAATGTTTGCTCTTGCTGTTTCAAAGTCAGCTTTTGCACTATCGTTATGAGCATCAGCTACAATATTACTAATCGTAGTTGTTGTTAAAGGGTTAATTCCTAAAGCTCTGCCAATTGGATCATTATTAGATTGTTCACTCATCCTATTTCATCTTCGTTGTAAACCATAGTGATAAAACCATAATCATCATCTATGTTGATTTCATTATAAGGTATAGTACCTAAATTCGTATTGGGCTGTCCGTAATAATTTACAGCAACACCATTTGCATTTAAACCTGGCTGAATAGTAATTTTCTCAATAATTTCAGTATTACCTACAGCGTCAATTAATCTACCATCTTCAACATTTGGAGCAAAGAAATTGACATTAATAAATTTGATAATACCACCGCTCTTAACTGGACCATAAAGATAACCTTTAAGAGTTAAATCTAATTCCCAAATAATAGCTCTACGTTCTTTAAAAGAGCCGTCGTATGTATCGTTATAACCAATGTTATTTAACACAATGGGAATGTCCATAGTTATTCCCATCTCTGGTATCAAATTAACAGTAGTAGTCCAATCTGGGGTAAAATATGGAAGTATCTGTTCTATAATCTTAGTTCCATCTTCAGCATTTTTAGCATAGATGAAAACTTTAAAATCTATATTATATGGAACTGGATTGTATTGATATTTGAGTTTATTAGAATCACTAGCATTTTTTACAGCTGATCTGCCAGTCGTTGGTAATTTTCTATCTCTATCATAAGTCATTTTACCCATTTCAAAAGAAATAAAAGGTAAAGGAGCAGTCGCAGTTGGTCTATCAATAGCAGGATCTTGGATTACACGTGCAAGCATCTTATCTTTTGGTGCATATGTAATAGGAACTTTCACTAAGCTAGTAACGTTATCATTTTTATCAGTACGTGTAATTCGAATATTATTGAACAGTGTTCCTGTTAAAATAACATATTTACGGATTAAACTGAAATAGAACGGAGTGCCAAACATTATATGGTTCTTTCGCTAAATGGATCGTAGGCAGTAAAGTCTACAAAGAGATCTGATTCTCTCTGAATTTCGTCATTGTCTGCCAATGGTATCAGATTATCAACGCTTGAACCTTCAAGAACTAATAAATCTCCATCTTCAGTAAGTAGTGGTCCACCATCTTCGTCTTGAACAGTCCAATTATAGAAGTTAGTATCAAACTTTTTCTGAAGAATATCGATATCTGGTATTCCAGTATTCATTGTTTCGCCAGAATACTCGAATAATTCACAAGTCATTTCCCAAGTTTGAAGAGCGCCTAACTGATAAAACATTTCCTGTTTGTTGACATACTTAATTTGGAAACATTTTTTGTTCAAAGGAAAGTATATAAGATCGCCTTCGTTTGGTCTAACCTGAGTTGAAAACTGACCGACGTCTTCATTAAACCTACGTTGAGCTACTGAAAAAATAACCTGATCTCTAATTTCAAGTCCAAACTTAGACATGAAAGAACCATCGCCTTCGAACCCATTTATATTTTTAATATAAATTTCTATAGAATACGCCTTTTCGTAACTTGATTGATCATCAGCTCCGTAAACTTCGTCATAATTGTTTAGCTTGCGAGGAATATAAAACATATCCTCGCCGTATATACGAATAGATTCTATTATTAGGTCTTCAAGTAACTGCTGCTCTTGCGAAGATTGAAAGTTATTGAAAAAAAACGAGGTCGCGATTTTAACCTCCCGTCAGTAAGGCGTTAAACGCATAAAATTTTTTGTTTGCATTTTTCATTATGGTATCTCGCCACATTTCCTTTATTGCCTACGAAATTGCAATATGTGCATTTAATTTTCATACTATTTAGGGTTTTAAAGGCTGTGGTTTCTTTTATTTTGTTTTTGTGTTCTTTAGTCAATTTACGACCACGGTTTGCTGCTGCTGCCATTGCAAGAGCTTTAGAATTGTCCTTACCTACATTTTTACCGATCATAGATTGACGACGTTTTTCACGAACTTCTAGTTCAGAAGATCTATTATCTCTAGTAGATAAACCAGCAAGATATTTTTCACGAACTTCAGGACGATACATTGCTTCTTTTGTTTTTTGAGAAATTTTTTCTGATATTGACAATTTTGTATTTTCGTCTGTGGTCCAGTGACCCCATTTATGTTTTCTCAAATTGTAATATTTTTTACCAAGATCTTTTTCTTCAATTAGAGACATCCATCGATGCTCTTCTTCGAACATTAGTTCTCTGTTAGAAATGTTACTTGATAATATTTTACGTTTGAAATCAGCTGGTCTTCGTTTGTACGCCTTACGCATTCTATTTGAAGAACAGATATAACCATCAGTTTCAACACCCCAATGACAACCTATATAATACATTTTACGTTTCTTATCGAACCAAAGATAAACGAAACCATATTTATTCATAAAACCTCCTTATAAAGTAAAGATAAATTATACTATATAAAGAGTATTTAGTAAAGCGGTCGTCCTAGCCTATCATGTCCGTCGCCGGGAGTGAATATGTAAAGATCATTTCCTTTTCAAGAACTTCTCTTTCGCCAGTAGCTTCATCGTAAATTTTTTGACCATTAAATGTCAAACCACCAGGCATTTTCATACCTTCGAACTTCTTAAGGTTTGTACCCCACTGTTGCTTAATTAAACAAGCAGCATAACGAAGCAACCAACGATCAGACCAAGCATCAGTATAAGTTGTAGGATCAACAACTTCATAAGCTTCAACAATTATGTATTCGCCAGTATTGATACGATCCCAGTCCATGTCAATGTATAATTTATTAACATGACGATTATATCTTAGTGGTTGTTTACCGACCAAAATATATTCAAGAAACTGAATGTGCTGCAAAGCCATGTAATATGGAGTCATTGCGACAGATGTCAAAGTGTATAAGTCGTTAAGAGCGATCTGATAACGAATATTGAATAGATTGTTAGTACCAAGAGCGGACCCAAGATCAAATATATTAATAACGCCAATGATATTTTCTGGCATTGTAATATATTTGTTG